CTTTTTTTTATAAATATTAAACTTAAATTATTGTTCACAGGCTCAGCGTTTTACTGTCCTATTTTTAATGGCAGAACAGACTTTAGCAGCAGTTTCTTTACTACCATATTGTTTTACCATATCTTTTATACATTGATCCCATTTATAAACAGCCATAGCTTGTCTATTTACAAAAGCAGCATACTCAACGTATTTATATTTTTTAGTGTATTTCTTTTTCTTTTTACCAAACTCATCTTCTACATATTCTTTTCTAGTACTATCTTCGTGAGTTTCACAAGCCATGTATCTAGTAACTCCATTTACTTTATGTATATGAAAACCTGAACACCCTTTAAACATTTCTGCATATATCTTAGCTTCTTCTTTAGTAGCAAATAAAGGCTCTCCATCTAAACTACCTACAACAGCTAATTCATTCTCTAATATTAAATCTCTTATTTTACCTAGTGTAACTTCATCAGGACAATCAGTACATTCTTCTGCTAAATCTATAATGTCTTTAGGTTTTGATTGTTCAATTAATCTGTCTGTAAAATATCCCTCTATACTAAACCCTCTTACCTTACCCTCTTTTACACTATCCCAAATTTCATTATTATTAACTTTCATTTTTACAAACCAAGTTCCAATAGGTAGTTTATTAAAACCAAAAGAATTAGATTTATCGTTTTTCTTATCTTCTTTAATCCAACTCTCTACAACAGTCATACCTTCTACTGGTACTTTATGCTCATAAGTAGCGTTATTGTTTCTTAAACTTGACATAAATAGCTCCTGAGCTTGTTTTATAGTTTCTTCTGTAAAATATACTATATACTTTTCGTCTTTTTCTTGATCGTATCTAGGTATCTCTTTATTAGGAATTAATACTGCACCTACTAAAGTTTTTTGTTCTTCATCTAATTTAGCTAAAGTTAAGAATTGGTCTTTATTAAAGAATACCCAATTTTCCTCAATCGCAGGAAACTCTACTAAACTAATAGCCTCAACACCAAACCTATCTGATTCTTCGTCTATAATTAGTTCTACTTTTTTTAGTTTTTCTTTGCTCATACTTATAAATATAATTCGTTAATTTTTGTTTACAACGTTGCTTGTAAGTTCAAATCATTTTGTAATGCTTGACTACTACTTACATCACTTTCTACTACAAATGCTTGTACTGGTGGTGGCTCTGTTCCTATAGCTCCAAATACAGGTGCTACTGGTACAGTGTCTTCTATACCTGTTCCTGCATTTATACTAGGTGTTGAACCCCCATCTGTTTCTCCTGGTATATCTGTATTTAATATATTTCTAACATTAGCTAAACCCTGTGCTATAATACCTACAGCTCCTATTGTACCAAATAAACCACCCTGTGCTAGAGCTTTGGTTGCTCCTGCATAAGTATCCATAGTTGCTTGTGCTACCGCTAAACCTTTACCTGCCTTTGTTTCTGCTCCTACTAATGCAGTTATACCTGTTAAAGCACTACCTATTATTTGTCTTCTTTGGTCTTGTAACGCTTGTTCTTTTGCTAAGTTTTCTTTGTCTATTACGTCTTTCTTTTTTTGAAAATCTTGCTCTATCCTTAATTTAGTTGCTGATAAATCTTCTGCATTACTTATAGTTAAATCTGCTAGTTTAAGTAGTCTATCCCTTTCGTTTTCAAATTCTAGTATTCTTCTATTTTCTTCTTCAATGCCTATTTTAGCTAATTCTTGTTGTACAGATAACTGTTCTTGTAACAATACATTTCTTTGTTCTGTAGATTCTTTTATTAATTTATCTTCTCTTAAACCTATTTCTACTAAAGCAGTTTCTAACGCTTTTTTTTGTGTCAATAAATCTATATTTTTAGAATCTATAGCTAATTGAGCATTTAAACTAGACATTTGTTTTTTTATTCCTTCTTCTTCTAGTTTTCTCGCTTTTTCTGATAATACTAATAATTCTTCATTAGCCTTAATTCTATCTGCAAAGTTTTGAGAAATATCATCTCTAATTATTCTTTGAGCCTCTGCTTCTGCTTCTGCTAATATTACTAGCTTTCTTTGTGCTTCTGCTAATAAGCCTAAATTATTTTTTGCTTTAGTAATACTTCTAGCTTGGTTTAAAACAGTTTCAACTGTCATATCCTCAATAGTGTTTGTAAACTCCTCTTGTACTATCACAGCTATATTACCTATTTCCTCTACACCCTCTCTAAAATCTGCCACTATACCATTAGCTGCCTCAAAACCCTCTATGGCTATTTGTTTTAGTGATTCTTTATAAGCGTTTACTTGTTTAGTTAATTTTTGTATTCTAACTACATCACCTTTACCTAACCAGGACTTTTCCCACGCTAACTGTACTTGACTTATAACTAAACCTATACCTGTAAAAGCTGTTTTAAGTGGTGTTAAGGCAAGTGTCATTAGGTTTCTCATTATTCTACCTAATGCGTCAAAGTTATCACTTGATTCAGTTGTTCTACTAAAAATACTTTCAAATGTTGTTATAATTTTATTTAAAACTACACCAACTACATTAAAGGCGGTACTAACTGTGTCTACTACTGCTTGATTTTGCATTAAGGCATTTGTAACAGCGTCTACTATTTTCATTATTATACCAAACCCTGCTGCTTTCATAGCAAAACCTACACCTTGAAAACCTTTAGCTAATCCTGAGGTTGCTTGTTTTTGTTGCTTAGTAGTTTTACCTAAATCAACAACTTCATCTTTTATCTTCTCTAGGTTATCTACTGCTCCTTTGTAATTTACATCAACTTCTATATTTACTTTTTCTGCCATATTAATCTAATTTTTTTATATAGTTCTTTAAATGTTGTAGGAAATTCATTTGATCCTGTAGCAAAATCATATTTATTTCCTGACGCTTCTAATTCTGTTAAAAGGTTTATTGATATAGGCATTAACTTGCCTACTTCTTTTATGTATTTTTCTAGTTCCATAATAAATTATCTAAATTTTGTAACATTATATTATCTGCGTTTTGATATATTGCTCTAACTGTTGGTGTTAGTGTTCCATCAGGATCACCCAAAGGCTGTCTAATTAAAGATACTTTAGCTACCCAATGTACTCTTTCACTTGCTCCACCAACTATAGTAGGAGTCCAAAAACCTCTATTATCAAATGTTGTTATATTTACTGTAGGTGTTGTAAAAGCACTATCTTTATTTGATTTTAATAAATCACCTCCCGCACTACCTACTTGTGAATTAGTGTTATCTCTATTTATTAATACTGTATCATATTCAAAATATCCACACTTACCTGAATTAGTACCTGACACTATACTACCTAATAAGCTAACTTTTACATAATTCATACTTAATATTGATAATGACATTATTTGACTTTGCATGCCATTATAATTAAAGTTTGTAGTTGTACTACTATCTAATGTTGTACCTTGCATATAATAAGTTGTAGTATAGGCATTACCATTAGTTGTAATAATATTATAGTTAGTTTGTAGATTAGGCATTAATGAGGGCATAGGTAGTTGTTCAGGGGGTATGTCTGAATTATCAATATTATCAAACTCAAAATCTGTTGAACCTGCACTTGAATAGCAGTCTCCAACTCCTGTACTAGCATTAGTTTGAACAAAAGTCCAATCAGGGTTTACTTCCTCACAACAAGTATTAGTTATAGTCGTACTTGCTCCTGAACCTGCATCTACCCAAGTCATTAAACCAGTATTTGTAAAAGTAGGTATAGCTCCACAATCATTAGTTAATTTTTCTATAACTTTTAACAATGTAACTTTAGTAGATTTGTTTCCGCCTACTAAATAATTATCTACGCTAATAATTCTCCATAAAGTATTCTTAATATAATATACGTCTTGAAAACCTGTTCCTGCAAATCTACGAATGTCTACAGGATCTAAGTTTAGATAACATTCCATTATTCGAGCTTCATCTGAATATATCTCATTTATATATTGCGCCCAATAGTCAGTATAAAAACCATGCTCACTATAAGTCATGCCAAAATAATTAAACGTAAAGCCTGTATTAAAGTTAGGACTATACCAAGTCCAATTAAGTAGTTTAGTGTCAGCAGTAACAGAGCCTAAAGTATCTAGGTTATATTGTAAACATAAAGGAAATTTATTATTAGTAGTTGTAGCGTCTCCTGTTTCTAAGAATTGAGTAGAATATATATTAAAGTCAAAAGCATTACCTGTATTAGGGTTTTCTCCTGTTATATCAATAGGTGTTCCACTATAATAAAATAATCTAGGTTTCATTGTTTCTAGTGGGGTTCTTGGCTCTCCTTGTTCTGCTTTAAATAAATAAGCTAAAGCCACATTAGGATTAGGCAAAGATCCATTAATTGTATTACCATCCCATTGACCCATTCCTTGTGCTATAAAAGGAGCAAACACGCTAAAGTTGTTAAATTCATCATTAGCAAAATCGTTTCTTCTATTTTCTATATAAGTACCATAAACAGTATTGTATATATCTTTATATCTTTTATTTAAAATATCTTCATCTTCTAAATCGCCAAACTTTAAAACTTTAGATTGTAGCTCATTTGTTGGTTTTATTACTTGCTCTTTTGATAAGTCTAATTTATCCGTCCAATATTGTGTTGTACCTGCGTTTATATAATCTTGATAAGGTTCTATTAATAATAGCTTTTCATTATCAGGATCAGTTTGTATAATTAAATTAAATCTATTTACTAAATCTTTTACAAAGTCCGCCTGTGTCATATCAGGCATATTGTGATACATTTGTACCTCACCATTTAAACCACCTGACATTATACCTACATTATCTGTTTGTACTGTTTCTATAGTACACGCTGATATTGTTGCAGTAGCATTTTGTACACCTGTTTGCACAGTTGCAGGAAATGGATCACACTCTAATAAGAAATAATATATTGTACCAGGAATTGCTTGTAATTCTTGTGGAAATTCGATTGTAACATTATCACCTGTAAATACATTAAATTGCTGACCATAACCAACCGCCTGATTAGTTGTTTGATTGTACCAACGAGGTCTTAGTTGTACTAAAGTTAGTGGACCACCACTAGGGCTAACTGTATCATCAATATTAATAGTTAGAGTAACTTTTACAGATATTGTTCCTGTAGGTAGTAAAGTGTTGTCTGTTATATCTACAGGTATTTTTATAGACGGTGTATCTACCCCTGTAATACCTCCTACACCCCAATCTGTTAATTGATTATTATATAAGCCATTAGGATCAAATACTTCATTATCTACATCTAAATTACTAAATACACTTTCAACTAAACCAATACCACTAGGATCAGTTACAGGAAAAGTAGTTGCAGGACTTGAGCTAGACATATTAGCTTGAAAACCTATAAAAGGGGCTTCACTACTTGCACTTGTATTAAATAACGTTTGTACTCTACTATGCTCAGTAGATAGTGTCATAAATAATCTACTAAAAAACTGAGTATCAGAAACTGAGCCATCTTCGTCTATTCCTAAAAATGTACTTTTAATTTGATAACCTGCTTTTTGAGCAATTATAAGTAATAGTCTTTGTATTCTTATTGCAGGTTTTAAATCTGACGCTTGTACCATTCCATAGTAATTAAAAGCGTCATTAACCATTCCCCCTAATGAAGTTAAGGCTAGTTGGTATATGTCGGCAGGATCCCAAAACATAGCACTAGAATAAGGATTAGTAGTATGTCCATAATCTATTATAGGATACATTATATCGTTAGTAGTTGTACTAGCAACTGTTGTAAGTCCTGTAGTCCAACTAGCTACAATATTAGGTAATGTTAATAAATGGTCTAATTGGTTATCTTCTGTAAAAACTATACTAACTTCGCCAGTTACAGAGTCAGTAACATTTTCTGCTGTTCTAAAAGCGTCTTTTAATCTATTGTCTTTTAAGTCAGTAAAGAAGTCTGCTGTATCTCCAAATAAAGCCACCTCATACAATCTAGCGTTCATATAAATAGACTTTAATTGTATAAAGCCTTTTAGTTGTGGAATACTATCAATATATAAGATCGCACTAAATTTAGTTTTAGCGTTATATACTAAACTTTCTAAATTAACGTCAAAATAATTTTCAAAGAAATCATTGTTAGCATTAGAAAAAGGTAATTTAAGTGTTTGGCTAAAACTAGCTCTCCTTTGGTCAGGGTTTTTTAAATCTAACCAATTATAATTAACTACAACATTAGGGGCTTGTTGTAAATCAAGTTCAAATTGTGTTACATCAAAATTATCATCTCCTGTTGTTTCTCTACGATATGCTACTAATCTTACATCCATTAGCTATTAGTTCTTACTTTGTTAGCGTACTCTAAATTAATTGTGTATTGTATTTTAATCTTATCGTTTACACTTGTTTTTTTAGTATACATTTTATTAGTTATAATTACAGGATATACAATACTATTATCATCTATAATTTGTATATCAGTAGAAGTAAATAGTTCTTCTAACCATACTGCCTCGTCTTCGTTTAAATAATCAGAATTAATTACTAATTTTCTAATAGCTTCTGTATATAATGTTTCTTTACCTCTTTCGTAATTATAATAAGCATACTTGCCAAGATCCCAAGTTCCTGGCACACTTTCCATTTCTTCTGATGTTATGTCTACACTTTCTATTGACTTTCCCCTAAAGTTCATATAATCCCAAGCTCCTAGTCTATTACGCCATGCTAACCTAACGTTATTATACCTAGTACAGCTTTGGTGTCTGTCATCTACTTTTGCTCCACTTCCGTATCTATAGAAGTTATAATATTTAGTACAACGATCAGTAATGTCAGCAGCCGTACAACCAAATATTCTATAGTATGCCCAATTAGAAAAATTACTAGGTCTTGCATTTGTAGTTAAAGATTGTGTTTCTAAGTTTTTAGTACCACATCCAAAATATAATATAGCTTTATCTACGCTTGTACTTTGAGCAGCAGTAGAGCCACCATTAGTAGTGTTGTTTGCAAAAAAATGAGCAGTTGCTCCACCACTTGTACCTGCTATTAAAGTACCTGCACTATTAAAATATTGTATTGCTATATGCTCTAATTTTTCGCCCTCTGTTATTATACTACTAGAGGCATTATTACCTTGTTTAAAACATATTGTACCTAAATCTACATTATCAGCACTTGTACTACTACCTCTAACAAATTGCACAGTAGGAGCATTGGTTAAAAAACCATAATCATCTTCATTAGTATCGTCATTAATAAAATAAGTTAAAGGGAAATTTGTTCCATCATCTAAACCCCCTACATTAGTTGCTGTTTTAGTATATGGTGTTGTTGCAGGAATACCAACTGCTGTGTTACTTGTGTAAGTTCCTGTTGGTGTTAAGTTTTCAGTAGGTGCGTCAGTTTGACTTGTAGCTGTTTCATAACCGCCTAATATTCTAATTGCAACTGCTTGTGAACCATTTATTGAAAAAGGCTTTGCAGTTACGTTTACACCTAAATTATGAATACTGTCTGCTGTTGTGTTTTCGTCTATTTGTTGTGTTTCTAAATACGTTCTTACTATTTTACTAACATCTACAATACCTACCCCTGCTTTATTTTTATGTAATTTTAATTTACCTATAGTTGCTAAAGCTCCTGTATTTGTTGTGCTTATTTGTATTTGTACTATATATCTAAATTTTGCTGCTCCTGTTATTGCTCCATCACTTTCTTTAACTACATAAACTAAAGGACTATTACAAGCTACAAATTTATTAGGCTGTTGTTCTATTGTGTACCCCATTACTTCTTACTTAAATTTATTTCTATTTTATCTGGTTGTTCTATTTCTATTGAGTTATCTATATCAACTGCAAATGCTTCCGCTATCTCTGAGTTTAAATCTCCTATCATATCATCATAAGGCTTTGTTATAAACCTAGTTCTTTCTAAACCTCTTTGTTTTATACTTCTAGCAATTAAAAAAGCTAAAGAGTTTTTAGTTATAAATCTACCTTTCTTATCTCTACCTTTTATACCTTTAATACTTATCCAGGGTAGTATTGCTCTTAAAGGTGGTTGTTTTCTACCAAATCTAAACGGACTACCTTGACCTCTAGCTCTACCACTACCTTTAAAACCTCCTGCTCCCTGTACACCTTGATCTATAAATTGCCAATAATCATCTGCATTACCAAAGTCCATTTTAAACTTAATGCCTGTAGTAGTCTTTTCTATATCATAACTCATCTCATTAAATAGAGTTCCTTTAGCTCTTTTACCTTTCTTGTTTAAATTAGCTCTAGCCTTTTCTATTAGCTTACTACCAAAACTACTTAATATCGCTTCTATTTCTGTTGTTTCTATATCCATTATGAATTTCTATCTTCATCACTAGGCTCAATAGGAGCATTACATAATGAATTAGGATTATTAACTTGCATAGTAAAACTAGCACTCCATCCTGTTAACATATTAGAAAACCTTACTGTAAATGGCTCTGCATTAATAGGCATATTTAAAACTACCTCACCAGGAACGTAACTATATTTTTTTCCACTATCTCCGCCTGATGTTTGTACTGACAAATTTTGTCTAAACTCTGCTATAATGTCTTGCATTATTTGTAACATTTCTGACCAAACTTCTTCTCTATTAGTTAAATCTTCTTTTATTAGATTCATAGTAAATACAGTAAAAGTATAAGTCATTACGCCTTTGTCTATGTTAGTATTCCCTGGCTCAACATATAATATAGGAAAGTCTGATTGATCTAGTTTATTTATATCTACCTCATCTAACATGCCACTATGAAAAGAATTAATCAAAAAGTGATTAGTAGCTATTGTGTTAAAATCGTCTATAAAGTTTTTGTATGTTATCATTTATGCTTATTATAATTATTTCTTTCTATATTACTTTTATCTTGTTGGTAACTTAAATAAGTTAATACTAATGTTATCTCCAACTTTGTAATTGCCTCTATATCTAATATAGAAGATGACAAACCAAAGATAATGTTGTACCACCCCCATTTACCTGCTAAAGTTTTTTCTCCTTGTTCCTCATTACCTCCATCGAATAATTGTTTAAATCTTCCAATAAGTTTTTCCCTAAATGAAAAAAAAAATCTATCGCTGATAGTGTTGTACTCATTGGCAGCTCTTTAAACTTATCTATTTCTAATTCATCAGGATCATAAGGCTTTACGCTATAAAATCTACCTGACTCTCTATCTATCTCTCTATATAAAACACTCATTACTCTATGTAAATTTTTATTTATATCTTTTCCGTATTCCTCTATATCTACAAATTCTCCTGTAGTTATTTTGCTTAAATTAGGAATAAACCCATATTGCTTACCTTTAAACTTTATTCTCTTTTCTAATATTGTTTCATTCTTACTATTTACAAATTTGTTTACTTTATCTACTAAAATTTTCTTGTCTTTTAGTTTTAGCTTTTTTATTAGCTTTTTATCAATTTTACAAAACATAGAAATAATCTCATCATCTCTAGTTTTTCTTTTAGTCTTTGCTATTTGTAAATACCTTTGATATTCTGCAATAGTAATATCTTTCCATTCTGTAGGCACTATAACCTCAAATTGTTCTTTAGCCATTTGTTATAAATATAAAATTGTTGTTTTTGTTCATAATATATAATACTTACCACTATAATTAGTAGTTAGTTTATTTAAAGCTACATATCTAATAGCGTCTATAAGGTGGTCTAATTGATTTGTAGCAGGTTTGTTTATAACGTGTCCGTTCTTATCTACTAACCATTTATAGTACTTAAATTCATTAATAGCGTTTGTACTATTCTTTGTTATATGTATTTTATATCTTCTCAATACATCAATCCCCATATTAATACTATCAGCACCTTTTTTAGCTCCTTTAATATTAAACCCTAGTCTGTGTACTTCTTCAATAGATTTAGGTTCAGCACTATCTCCTATAATCTCTGTTTGCCTTGTTATACCTAATTCCCTCAGCTTATTTGCAATATCTTGATTAGTTAAACCTTTACTATATAATAGTTCGTTAATATATAAATCATCATTGAGCTTATATACTTCTGCTATTGCTGTAGGGTCATTACTATAACCCCAATCTAAACCTAAAGCAATTAGCGTTGATTCTGTTGGTATATTGTTACATATCTCAAATTGTCTAAATATAGTTTCTGTAGGTTGTGCCATATCTCCTAATCCATATATCTGCCAATAGTTAGAATCTAATTGTTTTAACCTTTCTATTTCCTTTATTGTTTCATCAGGTAAAAAAGGATTGTCTAAATAAGTTGATTTAATAAAAGTACAATCTTCTCTATTGATTACATTGTCATATATCCAACTATAAGGGTCTGAGGGGTTAAAGTCTAAATATATATTCTCTGTTGTTCTTAATGATAGTTGAACCCAATCCTCAAATCTAAACTCATTAGCCTCATTTAACCATAATATATTCCTCTTACGTCCTCTTATTTTTTGTGGCATATCAACAGAAATAAACTCTATTTCATTACCATTTAGTTTATAAGTTAATTCTGACTTATTATGATTATCAGGATTGTATAAGTTGTGGCTTTCTAATATATTAAAGAAATCTCTATAAGCAGTTCCTTTAAGAGCAGGTAGTGTTTTTCTACAAATAGTATATACCTTTCCTTTTGATTGTAACGCTTTAAGTATTATTAATTGAGCTAAACTATATGTCTTACTACTTCTTGTACCACCTTGATTAACTACAATTCTTGTACTAGCATTAAGATTCTTTTGT